GGCCATATATAATATGTATCATTAATATTTTAAGCCAGATAACCCACTTGAATAGTGGAGTATATTGTAACTCTTCGCGTAAATTTGAACTTCTGTAACATTACTTTCTGGATCCGTTGATACACCTTCTTCTGCTGAGAATGGATCTGAATAATCCAATTTTATTCTACACCTCTGGTCGATTATACGACTGAAATTCAAATGCCCGGATGGTGCGTTATCTAAGGGGTAGAGGGCGAAGGAGTAACTCCCGATCTGGTCACGTGTTTCTAGTTGAAAACGAACATATGATTGTGAATCATTTACGTTACTGTACACGACATCCCCATCGACTATACTTAAACCATCGAACGACACATCCACATTTACCCCGGAAATCGAGTTTGTGAGGCTATTTTCATAGACCATTTTTCGAAAAAGGGTTCCTTGAATAGAGGTGTATTGTTTATGATCATTTCCATTTCTTTGATTTTTGTATTGAGCATGTACTGTAACAATGTTTCATTACCATGATATGCAAACCGTCTCGATTTCTTCGATGCGATAAAATAAATTGTTTTGACCGGATGGTGAAAACGTAAAGTAATCTCATCCTCCTCCCTTGTCCTTGGTATATCATGCCTTTTCAATTGTATCTGTGTGATCAATTGGTTTATCGGTGTACTTTCAAATACTCAATTCGTCTTGGTCAAGGTACGCATATGTCGCCAACAAGGATGCCGTTTCTATTTTCGCCTCAGTCACGAATGGAGTCAAGTACGGTCGAACAATTTTATCCAAACTCTTGAACTTAATTCTGATGTAACAATCCTGTTTCGTGAGTTTACATAACAAGATGGAAGCTGGTAGATTATTATAGAAATAAAACGGTAAATCAAGGTACATCTGTCGTAAGGTCCACACGTTATCGTTGTTTGAACCATAGGGATCTTCTTTTGCGGTTGTCATGGGAACGATGGTATCCCTAAAATTATAATCAGTTGCGTGATACTTATGGTACAGATAAATCCAGTCACCCGTGAGTCGTTCAATGTGTGTCCCTCCTATAATGAGATCTGCATACTCGATGGCGTGGATACCGACAGTGGGCGTGAATGGATCATCATAATTACCAGTTGGGTTTGCCGCTGTAGGTGTGACACCACCCATTGGGTAAGTATTTGATACAGATGCCTTGAAGAAGAATTTATATCTAAGCGTCAGGTTCGTGAGAAGATCCCCCATATCTACTGGTATGATACATATCGTATCCTGGTCGAATTTTGCATCGAGTAACGGGTGTTCTCTAACATCGAATGCAAATTTCGTATGTCGCTTAAAAATACCAGAGAAATGAGAATAGGTCGGGTTCCCTGTCACATACATATCCTGTATCCCAGTAGTACCTAATATCAGTTTTCCTGCCATCTCTACTTATCTATACTTTTTATTTTTAAGTTTGTAACAAAGACCCATTGCTGAAGACGAGTGTTTTATAACCCGTGTAGTACATATGAAATTTATATTCCGGGTTCTGGATACTCTTCCCGTTACCGTATTTGAGGTCGAGATTGTTCACCAATTCTAAGTGTAAATTGGTCTTTTCTGATTGTATGGCTGAAAAGTCGAGAAACCCCGAAAGTGAAGTACTTTTAGGGAATAGTGCGAAATTGTACGAGTAAATATAATTAAGTAAATAATTGGGTATGGGTGGTTCGAAAAGATAGTTATTCGCTATATCAGTCGCTGACCTCGCCATTTTCGCCCGTGAGGGGACGTAACTGAAAAAATATTCTCGGTCGTTATTCGATACGTTTGGGATGCGTTCACCGTTTAGTGTGAAATAAGCACTTTTTAAGATATGTGGTTCGGATTTATCCTTGAGCTGCCCCCGTGTAAAGTTGTAACGATTGGCGGTAGTCGAGTAGTACCATTCATTTACATGAGTTGGGTCGTCTACAGGTAAACTCCTATACTCATTATCATCTTCATATCCCGCATATCTAAAAAACCAATGGAAACATTTGACGGGAATATTTGGTTCCAATTGTACGATGAATTCTCGCTTTCCCGTTTCAAGGGGGATACTGGAATGTTTAACTACGAAATCATATGTAATCTCGTTATTCGGTCGGGTGAAATATAGACGTTCTTCGGGTGAAAGTGCGATTTCCTCTGTGATGACTTTAAAATTCTGTATATTTTTAGGTGGAGGTATTGCCGGGAGACCTCGGCTACTTAAATTATCCGGTACACGCTGGTTATACAGTGTGAAGAAGGACTGCTTGAAAAACTCAATTTCAAGTGTAATTTTCTGTTTATGAATGGCACACAACGGGAATGGTGTTTTATTTTGATTGTTTTCTGAGTATGCGTCACCACCGTAATTATGTGAAAAGAAGAACGGTATATGAATAAACACATCGTTACTTTGTGCAATGTTTTGGGCTGACGGTTGAGACGTTTCACCCCCGGTTATATTTCGATTATAGAGTGTATTTGCGCTCATTTTTTGTGAGTCAGTGGTGTACATATTATCGTGAATGATACACCAATCTGCGGTTATTTCTTCGACTATCTGAGTATCCACTTTAAATTTGATATTTTTGATTAGTTTACGACCAAGTAATTGCATATCCCATGCCCAATACGCAATCTCAGGTAGTGTAAACGAAGGTAGTGGTATGTCTCTTAAGATAATACTCTTGATGGTTTCTGGGAGTACTGCGAATACACTTGTAACGAGCTGGGACAATATCAAGGCATCTGTAATATCTGCCCCAACTTCTCTGGGTCTTACTGCGGTGCCTCTAGTTACTGGTGATACACCACTGATTACATCAATAATATAGGATGGAGTCGATGGGTGTGCTGTAAGTAGATTTTGTACAGTGACTGGATCGGGATCATTACCATCTCCGTTTAGAATACCTAACAGTGCATCGAATACAGGTGTAGCGAGACTGAGAGCTGATAGGACCACATCACCCGGAATATTTACTCTAATCCCCTTGAGTACATTAATGATACCAATTGGAATTGCGGTGGTTGCCTGATTAATCGCTAATGTATTAACAAGTGCTACACCAGGGGTTGTGTTTGGATCATTACTTAGAATACGCAATAATGAAACCAATACAGTCGCAGTAAAATCCGTATTGATAGTAAACAATTCTACGGGAAGAAACGTAAAAATTAAGTTATTGAACTGTTTTTCAAATGACAAAAAGTATTTGAAATCTGGGAACTGGAAGACGGGGAGGATAATTCCGGCTAAATTCGGGGCACCTGCGAGCCACCATTCCCTAAACGTCGGGTACCCAAATTGTGCTAAAGTTTGACCACTGAACAACATTTTCTGTAAAGTTTTCGTTAAAGATGATATCATCAAACCCCCATTTTGGTAATGTCAGTTGGATCCACACATTATTTAAGAGATCCCCCATGTATTGGGGTTTCAATTCAACTCGGATCGTTTCACCGAATGGCCAGGTCGCTGCAATCCCTTGTGTTACGGTGTGTACATTATGATATTTTCTAAATTCGGAATGTCTCTTCGTTTCATATTTAAATAAGGAATTTTTAGGGTCTTTGGAAAGCAAATGTGTATCTTGTTTTCCAATAGCCTTTAGGGAAATCTTAGCGGCTTCACCCATGCTTACTATTGTTTACATATTTTTAATATCATTCTTCCACATCGTAATGTGACTCGTCTTCAACATCTTCTCTAGATCCTCCTTCGCCTGCGCCGCCTCATCCATGAGCGCTTTGACGCGTTCATCTGTATACTCCACCGTCCTCGTATTGAGGAGGTAGTCCAAATTCCCATCAATGTTGGGAAAGATTGAGGACATCTCCGTCTCGAGTTCAGCCTTTTTCCTTTTGAAAACTACCAACTTCCCCTCGATGACCATGGATACAAACTTCGATTTATGGTCACACATACCCACCCGCTTCTCGAGGACATCGATGAGGTGTGCCTTCCTCATCTTGTAATGTTCGAGTCGGAGATCGATAAAGTCTTGAAGAATCTCTTCGGGGCTTGCGTACTTGTGAATACCTTTGGTGGGATGGAAGAGGTGCATGTTGGAGACACGGAAAGTCTTCCTCAACTTGAGGTCCTTGAGGAGATCCCTTACCCGCATACTCCATAATTTCAAAATGAACATCTTCCGTTGTTGAGTTATTGACGTATCCACCAATCATTTTCTTTTCCACGAGACCATCTAGGTACTCCTTATAATCTTGTGTCCAGCGACCTGGTGGGAGTTCAGTCACCACAATATTGCTTCCAGACCAGTTCCATACACCTTCCATCATCCATGTATCCTCCTCTTTGTGAACAACTCCCTTGAACCCCCTGAACCAAGGTCGCATACTCACGATTTCGTCCCCCTTGAGATATCTCTTAATGTTCTCCTTGATATCATCTGGGTTGAATGGGGGTACATAGCAACTGAAACCTGTACCAATACCTTCCGTCCCATTCACCAAAACCATCGGTAGAGTGGGCATGTAAAAGTCTGGTTCGATCGAGCGACCATCATCATCCAGGTAATTGAGAACAGCATCGTCCCTAGGATCAAAGATCTTTCTCGCATCCTTGGTAAGCTTCGTGAAGATGTACCTTGTTTGAGACGCATCCTTACCACCCATGAGTCTCGTACCGAATTGACCACAAGGCTCTAAAAGATTGATATTGTTCGACCCCGTATAGTCATTCGCCAACTTTACGATCGTATCCGCTAGGGAAACTTCACCATGGTGGTACGCACTCTTCTCAGCCACAAATGCCGCCAATTGTGCAACCTTCATCTCATCCTTGAGATTCTTCTTGAAGCACGCGAACATCACCTTCCTCTGTGAGGGTTTGAGACCATCCGCCATATGTGCGATAGACCGCTTGAGATCTGCGAGACTGAAATTGACCAAGTCCTTGTGCACAAAATCAGAGATGTCCAATTGCTTCACACTCCCATACGGGACTTCGAGTTGGTCAGCATCTTTCGCCGTGTTCTCCAAAAGCCAGGATTTCCTGGCATCAGCCTTTTCTTATCAAAAGCAAGAATAATTGAATCATCGGTCATTGTATCCACATCGAATTTGACCGTGAGGTCCTGAATCTTCTTGAAGTACTCCCGAGCTTCAGCTGATGTAGAAGTACCGAGACCCTTATAGTACTTAATCTTCCACCCTTGTTTCCCATCTCCATACCATGTCCTAAACGCGGAGTCTGTGTAGAAGGACTTGGTTTGTGAAGCCTTCGTAGCTTTGATGATCGGGGTCACCATACTCACAACAAATCCAAGTTTCAAAAGACTGGGCCAGAAATAATGAATCATGTTGAGGATGAGACCCTTGATATGGGATCCATCATTATCAGCATCTGTCATGATCATTAAACGCCCATAGCGAAGATCGGAGACATTCTTATATTCCTTACCCTGTTGGAGTCCCAAAATCTTCTTGAGATCATTGAACTCCTGGTTCGATGTGAGTTGGGCTACGGAAACATCTCGGACATTCTTACACTTACCACGGAGTGGGAAGACGCCATAGTGGTCGCGACCCACAACCGAGAGACCCGCGACCGCGAGAGTCTTTGCCGAGTCACCCTCTGTGACGATGAGAGTACAATCCTTCGAGTGTGCTGTACCAGCCTTGTTTGCGTCATCCAATTTGGGTATACCAGTAATCTTAGACTTGCGGGCTCCATCAGACTTTTGAAGTTCCTTCATCTCCTTAAATCTGGAGAGTGCCAGGAGTTCCTCGGCGATTCCAGTCTTGAGTACGTTCTTGATAAAACTTTTAGGTGCTTCAAACTTGCTCCCAAAACTTTGAGACTTGGAGGTGCATTCAGACTTCACCTGACTGGAGAATGTTGGGTTCTCGAGGGTTGCCTTAACAAAGATCGTAAAAGTATTCTTAACTTGTTGAGGTTTCAACTTAATCTTCTTCGCCATTTCATCGATGATACCGTTAGCGATAAGGTTCGCGGCATGGTCGACATGGGTTCCACCCTTATTCGTACAGAGTCCATTCACGAATGAAACTTGTTCCATACCATTCTCAGCGGGTCCGATACACACTGACCATCGGTCTGTGTTTAACGAATACACATCTTCGACACCTTCATGCATCTTCGCATAGGTCTCGAATGTTTGTTTGGTGAGAACGTCCTCGTTGAACTTAACTTTACAGTTTTGTGTGGTACAGATGTTTGCATCCCATACCCTCTTTTGGAAGATACTGTAGATGGTATCGTCCATCTTGGACATCCCGAATCGTTTCCACTCGGGGGTAAAAGTGATGGCGACAGATGACGTAGCACCTGAATGTTTTTGATTTTTGGGGGGTCACAGACAGTCATGTTCTTAGACCACGATTGGGTATAGGTTTGCTTCGTCTCATGATCTTTGATGACCACAGAAAATGCAGTAGAGTAGATGTTAGCCAGTTTGGCTCCATACCCGTTACGACCACCGACGATACGCTTTTGGGTATCATCC